GTTCCTCAGCAGTTTGTCAATGTGACTGAGGATGCTCGCATTGAGAAACTGATGAAACGTAAATATCCTGGTCTTCTAAAATCATTTTCTGCTGGATACAAAGAGTTGGCAGAGCAAGACTTCTTCTGTATTGAAGATGAAGATGTTGATGAGATGAACCTGGCAGATCGTGCTAACCTATTCTTCAAAATTGGCAAGCATCTTGACATTACTTTTAGTGAAAAAGAGAATGTAATTATCAATCAGATTGCTGATGCTGAGACCTTTGATGATGCAGTTGAGGCAGCAATACAACTGTATTCATACTGTAAGGGTGACCAGCAACCTGAAACTCAACCCATCCCAATGTCACCAAAGTCTGGTGGTCAAGGGGGTGGAGAGAAGCAAGAACAACAATCATCTGATAATCAGACTCCTGAAGAATCAAGTGGAAGCACTGATGAAAGTGGTGAGCAACAATCTGAAGTTAGTGAAGAAGGTTCAAATGATGGTGAAAATGTTGGAGATGAAGTAAAAGAAGATAAAGAACCAGAAGTTCAAACTGACTCCACATTTGAGCAGCAGATTGAAGACCTCTGTGGCAATATGAATGGAACTGTCACTGAATACTTTGAGTTGCCTGATTTTGAACTTGATAAGATTATTGTCCCTTTCAGTGAGATTAGAGCAAAATTTGACTGGGCAGAGGACCTATACAAATCTGATGAAAAAATCTATGGATTTTCTGATTCTGAATACAACAAATTCAGAAAGTCTGCTGCACGTGAAGTTAACTATCTGGTAAAAGAATTTGAATGTAAGAAGTCTGCTGATTCTTATGCACGTGCTTCTACCTCCAGAACTGGTGTTCTAGATTGCTCTAAACTTCATACTTACAAGTATAATGAAGATCTATTTAAGAAAGTTACCACTCTTGCTGATGGTAAGAATCATGGATTAGTCTTTGTTCTTGATTGGTCTGGTTCTATGGCAGATTGTATGCTTGATACAATCAAACAACTTTTTAACCTGGTATGGTTCTGTAACAAGTGTAATATTCCATTTGATGTTTATGCTTTTACAAATAATTATGTGAAAGATTCTGATGAAGCAAGAGATCACATTTGGGAGGAGGGTAAATTTATTATTGATGGTTCATTCAGAATGATGAATCTTCTTACCAGTCGTGCTAGTAAGAAAGAAATGGAAAAGCAAATGCTTTCTATCTTCAGAATGGTGTTTAGTTTTAGACGCTATTGTAATTACAACTATCCTGGTGAACTTTATCTTTCTGGCACCCCTCTTAATGAGGCAATTGTATCACTTCATAAAATTATCCCTGCTTTTAAGAAAATGCATGGTCTGCAAAAGACCCATGTATTTGTTCTGACTGATGGTGAAGCAAATGCAATGATGGTTGCTAGAGAAAATGCATATGGTGGTTATGGTGGCAAGTATCCCATTGCACAACAATCATATCTCAGGAATAAGAAAACTGGATTTACTTATCAATTCCAGTATGAGTATTACAAATTTACTCAAGTTCTTTTGGAAAACCTCAAGCAAGAGAACAAAGATGTTAATTTCATTGGTGTACGTCTTTGTGGTCCTAGAAGTATGAATGATTTTATCAGAAGGTATGAAAATATCAGTGATGATACAAACAAAAAAATCAAAAAAGACAAATTCTATGATATCAAAAACACTGGATACACATCTTACTTTGCAATGCAAACCTCTGCACTAAACAATCAAGCAGAATTTGAAGTTGAAGAAGGTGCATCCAAAGCAAAGATTAAATCTGCCTTTGTCAAGAATTTGAAGACTAAGGCACTAAATAAGAAAGTTCTGAGCAAGTTCATGGATCTGGTCTGCTGACCAGTCTTAGCACTGACCACAAAGGGGTCCAAGACCCCTCTCCATCCTTTATAATTAACCTGTTGAACAAAATCACTATGGCACTCTCCACTGAATACATCCTGTCTTCCATCTCAAATCTATATGGTGAAGAAGTAGTTGCTGCTGATGTTCGTGCATGGTGTGCTATGAATGGCACCACCTATCAGACTGTTACTAAGAAACTTGATGATTACAAAGTTGGTCGTGGTAAGTGGAACTTGACTGTCAAAGAGAAACTTGAGCAGTCTTATGAAGCACCTGCTGCTGCTCCTGCTATTGAACAAAACCTTATCCCTCAGAAAGATGATACCTTCGTCCAGTTTGGCAATTTCACTGATGTTAAAAAAATTGTTAAGTCCAATCTTTTCTACCCTGTCTTCATTACAGGACTTTCTGGTAATGGTAAAACACTCTGTGTTGAACAAGCTTGTGCTCAACTCAAGAGGGAACTGATTCGTGTTAACATTACAATTGAAACTGATGAAGATGACCTTATTGGTGGTTTCCGCCTTGTTAATGGTGAAACCGTCTGGCACAATGGCCCAGTCATTGAAGCACTCCAACGAGGTGCAGTCCTGCTCCTTGATGAAATTGACCTTGCCTCAAACAAAATTCTTTGCCTCCAATCTATTCTTGAAGGAAAAGGAATTTTCCTCAAGAAGACTGGCCAATACATTGCACCCACAAAAGGTTTCCAAGTATTCGCAACCGCAAACACAAAAGGTAAAGGAAGTGATGATGGACGATTCATTGGTACTAATGTGCTCAACGAAGCATTCCTTGAAAGGTTCCCTGTGACATTTGAACAGGAGTATCCTACTCCTTCAAGTGAATCTAAGATTCTTGGTAAGGTTGCTGATTCTCTTGGTGTGGATGATGATGAGTTCTGCAGTCGTTTGGTTGATTGGGCTGACATTATTCGCAAAACCTTTTATGATGGTGGTATTGATGATATCATCAGTACTCGTCGTTTGGTTCACATTATCAATGCTTATTGTATTTTTGCTGATAAAGCAAAAGCAATTGAGGTATGTCTGAATCGTTTTGATGATGAGACAAAAGAATCTTTCATGGAACTGTATGACAAAGTTGATGTGGATTTTCAAATGCCAGAATCAGATATTGACCAAAACTCTGATTCTTGATATAATATGACTAACTCTTGGTCTCTACTATATGAGGAACTAAAAATGGGTGAAAACTTTGAAGACCGTTATGAAGACAAATTTAATAACACATATGACTTTTGGACTTTTGATGAAAACAGTATGGTAGGAAATCCTATTCCTGGTGCATCAAGTCCTGATACAATTACATTTTCAGGTGATATTCATGCAGCAGCAGAAGTCCCTATGACCACTTTATTTGGTGCAGTTGGAGAAGACAGTCTCTCCTTTGATCTTAAGATTCCTGATCTTCCTACCACTGACAACAACAATGGTCGTTGGAAATACAATGAAGATGTAATCCTTAAGGAAGTTCGTGATTATCTTGGTGGCACCTATAGGTCTCACTATGCTTCTCCTGAATCTAAAACTCAGACACTTGATCTGATTGAATCTGTTGGTGATGCAGAACCATTCTGCAGATCTAATGCTCTTAAATACCTTTCTCGTTTTGGTAAGAAGGATGGAAAGTCTAAGCAGGATATCCTGAAGGCAATTCACTACTGCATTCTTCTTTACCACTTTGCTGGCCTCTGTAATGAAAATACACAACCTTATGAAACTTTCTGATACCACTACCACTCTTCTCAAGAATTTTTCCTCCATCAATCAGTCTATTCTTATTAAAGAGGGTAGTAAATTGAGGTCTATGTCAGTGATGAAGAATATCCTGGTTGAGGCTAATGTTGAGGAAGAATTTCCTAAAGACTTTGGAATTTATGATCTTAATCAATTCCTTAATGGTCTCTCACTACATCAAAGTGCTGAACTTGATTTTGCTAACAATGAATATGTTGTTATCAAAGAAGGTAAGATGAGGTCTAAGTATTTCTTTGCTGATCCATCTGTGATTGTGTCTCCCCCTGAAAAAGAAATTGCCCTTCCTACAGAGGATGTGTGTTTTGTTCTTACCAGTCAACAACTGGAGAAACTGAAGAAGGCAGCATCTATCTACCAACTGCCTGATGTGTCTGCAGTTGGTGAGAATGGTGTAATCAAACTGGTTGCACGTGATAAGAAAAATGATACATCAAATGATTTTTCTATTGTTGTTGGTGAAACAGACCAAGAGTTTGTTTTCAATTTCAAAGAAGAAAATTTGAAGATCATTCCTGGATCATATGATGTTATTGTTTCTTCAAAACTACTTTCACGTTTTTGTAATCAAAACATTGATGTTACCTACTTTATTGCTCTTGAACCAGATTCTACATTTGGATGAAACATATTCTTTTTACCCTTAAGGGTTGTCCGTTTGAACTCCTTGATGACAAAGAGTTCATTCGGATGCTTATGTATAGAGTAACAAAAGAATGTAAATCTACTCTACTCAATCTAGCAGTACATAAGTTTGATCCTCAAGGAGTCACTAGTATTGCCATGCTTGCAGAGAGTCATATTTCCATTCATACTTGGCCAGAGAAAGGTATGGCAGTTTGCGATGTCTTTACTTGTGGTGATGATGCTAAACCTGAAGTTGGTGTAGAATATATGAGAGAGCAATTAAAGGCAACTGATATTGTCTCTAGTAAATTTGTACGTCCTTTGGAATGACTAACATTGATGTGCCAATGAGAATAACTGGCAGTATCATGGTTATTACTGCTTATTTTGTTG